GGTTTATCGTCCTTAGTCTTTGGGACAGTTCCGATGAACTTCAGATTAAATACCTTCAAGTAATTGAGGGTACATCTGTAAGATCATCAACTGTTCGTCAACTAAGGCTCCGAAAGATCTGGCAGCTTTAGAAAGAAGGTAATCTCCTTTATCCAGTAGTGATTTATCACTTCTAGGTAAGGCGAATACTCTCAATTTAAAGCTCCAGTCTTCTCCAGTCTTGTCCAAATTAAGGATATGATTCAATAACTCTCTATACTCCTTCTGGACAGCTAATTGAGCTTGTCCAAGAGGTGTAGAAAAGGGTATTGCATCACCAACCTTAATATCCGGATTCAATTTCTTAAACTCGGCTTTATATTTAAAGAACCCTTTACCAAGTTCTTGGGTTGTGCCCCATAAGGGCATATCCATAGAACCATAGTCTAGGGCCTTTGCAATATTAGAGTCGGCGAATGCTTGAACAATACAGTTCCCGAGAATGTTTTTACAAACATCTTGAGAAAGTATTGGTAGTCGGTAGTTCTTAGTCCTGATAATTTCATTAAGAAAATCATCAGCACTACGAAAACCTCCTACAATATCAAGTATTCCTAGTAATAACCAGGCTTTAGGTTGTACCTTATTTCTAAGGTACGGCCTACGCCAGTTCATCACTAGTCTAAAGAAATCTAATCCGGCTGACATAGTGTCTACCTTCGGTACCCAATTTCCTTTATTCTTTAAACTCCATATTAGAGTAAATAGTAAATCGAATGATTTACTACACTCTCCTATGGCAGAGTAAGGGAAAGGAGATACTTCAACACCTTGATAAAAGATTCTCTTAGCAAATTCGTAAAAATCCTTGGATTTATGCGTCTTTGCTTTTGAGAACTCAATATCAAGCTGTTTCAAAAGAGACATGTATCTCTCCGCTACTATCTCATCACAAATCACTATATCATCTCCTAATAGAGCATAAGGAAGAGTTTTCCACTCTTTCTTTGTCTCCATACAGCAGAAATATAGTAAATAGTGATGTGTTAGTGCAAAGGAATTGAATGATGAATAGGCCCCCATTGGGTTACCCGTTGAATAGGAACAAAAAGTTTGTTTCTTATCAACAGTTAACACAAAAGGGTGTCCAACCATCACTCTCTCCCATGCATTAACATAGTGAGATGGTAACTTCGAGCAAAGTAGTTTACTAATTAATTTGATA